ATCGTCGATGTACGACTGCATCGTGCAGGAGTTGTTGATCATGGTCTGGACGGCCATCCACTCCTCACGGCGGGTGATGCGGATGTCCATATCGGAAAGATCGTCACGCTGCAGACGGGCGGCGCGCTGCGCCGGGGTGCTGTTCGCGTAGATCGCTTCGCCGAAGCCACGCTTGCGCAGATCGTCCTGCGTCAACAGGCGGGAAGGGGCGATGAACGCGGGCTGGTATTCGTGGATTTCAAAGCCCCGGCGCTCCATCGGAATATCACCGGCGCGGGAGGACACGAACGCCGCCATCTTGCGGTCACCCTTGCGGTACTCGGTCAGCACCTTATCGGACGCGAAGATGTCGCCTTCACCCGTCGGGAAGTAGCGATCCTTGAAGAACGTCTGCCGGGGAACGATTTCCTCGACAATTGCCATCAGGATATAGGT